GCTCTGAGATGTTTAAAGAAGAGTGGTTACAGACTGGCACAAAACCTACTGGTGATGGTGATTATTATATTGCTATTGACCTCGCTGGTTTCCAAGATGTTTCTAAGAAGAAAGGAAACACAAGCCGACTAGACAACACCTCTATGGCTGTAGTTTATGTCAATGAAGATGGCTGGTTTGTTGAGAATATCATATATGGGCGTTGGACTCTTGACGAGACAGCACGTAAGATATTCCAAGCTGTAAAAGACTACAGACCACTCTCTGTGGGTATAGAGAAAGGTATCGCCAAACAAGCTGTAATGTCACCCCTCATGGACATGATGAAACGTCAGTCCTTCTTCTTCAGGGTGGAGGAACTTACACACGGTAACCAGAAGAAGACTGATAGGATAATGTGGGCACTTCAAGGACGCTTTGAGCATGGTCTAATTACCATCAACAAGAAGTCTAAAGAATGGCACTCACGCTTCTGTGATGAATTATTCCAGTTCCCAGACCCTTTAACACATGATGACTTAATAGACTCACTGGCTTATATAGACCAGTTAGCCAAGGTAGCCTATATAGGCAACTTTGAAGAACATGACGAATTTGAAACCATAGACTTAATCAGTGGATACTAAACATGCAACTAAATGACCATAACGAGAGTACAGACCCTATTATCATTGAACAGTCTTTACAAGATTGGGTAATGACCAAGGTGAACGATTGGGGTGATTACTACGAGAATAACTATGCCAAGAAGCATGAAGAGTATTATCGCCTCTGGCGGGGTATTTGGAATGCCTCAGATGCTACACGTAAGGCAGAGAGATCACAGATCATTGCCCCAGCCCTTCAGCAAGCCGTAGAGTCTAACGTAGCTGAGATTGAAGAAGCTACCTTTGGCCGTGGTAAGTACTTTGACATTAAAGACAACCTCGGTGACTCAGAGACTGAGGACATTCAATTCCTGCGTAACAAGTTACATGAGGACTTTGAACGTACACGCATCCGCAGGGACATGAGTGAGTGCTTGATCAACGCAGCGGTCTACGGTAATGGTATTGCTGAGGTAGTTTTAGAAGAGATCAACGAGATGAAGCCTGCGACTGAGAAGGTCATGGGTGGTGCTATGGAGGCTGTGGGTGTTAATATCTCCAAGCGTACCGTGGTTCGCCTACGTCCCATCTTGCCTCAGAACTTCCGTATTGACCCAGTGGCTACCAATGTAGAGGAAGCTTTGGGCGTAGCTGTAGACGAGTTTGTGTCAGCCCATACGGTAGAGATCCTACAAGAACAAGGTGTTTATAAAGACGCTTACCTAGGTAATGCCTCAGAAGATTTCAACCTAGAGCCTGACAGTGAGCTCACAGTTACTCAAGATGATAAGGTACGTCTTACCAAGTATTATGGTCTAGTACCTACACATCTCCTTGAACAAGAACTTGATTATGATCTTGATGGAGATGAGAAGGAAGGTTACTACACAGAAGCTGTAGTTATCATTGGTAACGAAGGTATCATGCTTAAAGCTGAACCTAGTCCTTACATGATGAAAGACCGTCCTATCGTAGCGTTCCCATGGGACGTTGTACCCAGCCGCTTCTATGGTCGTGGTGTATGTGAGAAGGGATACAACAGCCAGAAGGCTCTAGATGCAGAGCTACGCGCACGTATAGACGCTCTGGCCCTTACAGTACACCCGATGCTTGCTATGGACGCTACACGCATCCCTAGAGGCACTAAGCCAGAGATTCGTGCTGGTAAGTTATTATTGACTAACGGTGATCCTAAAGAGATCATTAACCCATTCAACTTTGGTAATGTTAGTCAGATTACGTTTGCTCAGGCTCAGGCACTACAGTCCATGGTTCAACAGTCTACAGGGGCTGTGGACTCTTCTGGTGTTGGTGGTCAAATTAACGGTGAAGCCACTGCTGCTGGCATTTCGATGTCTCTGGGCGCTATTATCAAGCGACATAAGCGCACTTTGATTAACTTCCAAGAAGCCTTCCTCATTCCATTCGTATCGAAGGCAGCTTGGCGTTATATGCAGTATGAGCCTGAGCTCTACCCAGTATCTGACTATAACTTCTTAGCTACTAGTTCTCTGGGTATTATTGCTCGTGAGTACGAAGTATCTCAGTTGGTACAGTTACTACAGACCATGGGTAAAGATACACCTTATTATCCTATCATGCTCAAGTCTATCGTAGACAACATGAACGTGTCTAACCGTGAGGAACTTATCGGTCTTATTGATAAGGCAGCACAACCTACACCTGAGCAGCAGAAGGCTCAAGAAGAGACTCGACAAGCTGAATTAGCTTTCCAAGCCTCTCAGACAGCAGCACTCGGTGGGCAAGCTAAGGAATCTGAAGCTAGGGCTGTTAAGCTGGCTGAAGAAGCTAAGGCCATACCTCAGGAACTTGAGACTGACCGTATTAAAGCTATCACAACCAACCTTAAAGACGGTGCGGAGGATGACCGAGAGTTTGAACGTAGACTTAAAGTAGCAGACCGTATTCTTAAAGAGAAAGAAATTGATAACAAACAGGCATTAGCCTTAAAAGGAGCATTAAATGGTATCCCAGCGCGACCTCCAGCAAGTAGTGGAGCAAATCAACCAGAGTTACAGCAGGCTTTTGAAGCAAATAACCAAGCTAGAGGAGCAGGTGGCTCTATTAGGCAAGGCACAGGACTCTAATACCACAAAAACAACCAAAAGTAAAGAAAAATCTTGACTTTTATGTAAAATTATGTTATAATAGGTAGTATAAATGACAGATAATGAATTAGAACTGTACTTCAGGAACATGAACGAGCTATTCCGTACTAAAGGATGGTTATCATTACTTGAAGAGATGCGGCTCAATATCCCTCTCATTAACTCCGTAGAGAAGACCAAAGACGAGGCTGACCTAAACTTCCGTAAGGGTCAGTTGAACATCATAGGTACTTTACTTAATCTAGAAGAGACTACACGTATTGGACAAGAGGCCTCACAAGAGACCCCTGAGGACGATTACGTACATGTTTAAGTTCTATGATTATAAATGTGACCTAGGGCACGTTAATGAACACATGGTCAAGGGTTCCCCAGATACACAGGTATGTAAAACCTGCGGGGCTCATTCGACCAGACAACTTTCCTCTCCTCGTTCTTCTTTAGACCCACACTCTGGCGACTTTGCTGGGGCAACAATAAAGTGGGCTAAGGATCATGAACGTAAGAGAGCAAAAGCAGAGAAGGCTAACCGATGACTCGGAGCCTTTATTTTAGTTTCACCTCCATAATACCAAGGTACGGAGTTTAGTATGGCAGCAGTTATCCTCGATGAGGACTTTAACAAAGATGAGCGTTTTGATAGCTTAGATGATATAACTCAGGACTCAGCAACCAAACAGGAACCTCCGCAAGAGGACACCCCTGAGGCTACAGCAGAGACCACTGAGGATACAATCCCAGATAAGTACAGCGGTAAATCACTTGAAGATGTAGTTCGGATGCACCAAGAGGCTGAGAAGCTCCTAGGTCGTCAAAGCTCAGAAGTAGGTGACTTACGTAAAGTAGTCGATAGCTATATCAACACACAACTCAATGATCAGGAACCCGTAACGGCAACTGACGACACAGATGAAGAAGTAGATTTCTATTCTGATCCTGAAAAGGCTATCAGTCGAGCAATTGAGAAACACCCTAAAGTACTGGAAGCAGAGCAAACATCACGCGCTTATCGTAAGCAAACTTCGATGGCCGCTTTACAGAAGGATCACCCAGAGATACCACAGATCGTTGCAGATCCTAAGTTCGCTGAGTGGATTCAAGCCTCTAAGATTAGGACTCGTTTGTTTGTACAGGCAGACCAACATTTTGATATGGAAGCGGCTGACGAACTCTTTTCTAACTGGAAAGAACGTACAGGTGCTATCAATCAAACACTTCAGGCTGAGAAAGAGGGAAGACAGAAGGCTGTCAAGGAAGGGTCAACAGGTTACACTCGTGGTAATCCGGACTCTAGTTCTTCCAAAAAGATCTACAGACGAGCTGATATTATTAAACTTATGAAAACAGACCCAGAGCGTTACCTTGCTCTATCAGACGATATTCAATTAGCATACGCTGAGAAACGGGTCAAATAACCTTACATTATAGAGAGAATTAAAAATGGCTACTTCAGTATATCCCGCACAAGGCGGTGCCGTAGACAACACTAGCGCAGCATCATTCATCCCCGAAATTTGGTCCGATGAAGTTGTTGCAGCTTATGAGAAATCTTTAGTCTTAGCTCCTTTGACTAAGAAGATTGCAATGCAAGGCAAGAAGGGTGATACTATTCACATCCCTAAGCCTACCCGTGGTGTAGCTTCTGCTAAAGCAGAGAACACCGCAGTAACTATCCAGAATGCTACTGAGTCAGAAGTTCTAGTAACTATTGACAAGCACTTTGAATATTCACGTTTGATTGAGGATATCACCAACGTACAAGCCTTGGCTTCCCTTCGTCAGTTCTACACTGGTGATGCTGGTTACGCCCTTGGTAAGCAGGTTGATGATGACCTATTCACACTGGGTAAGAAGTTTGGTGACGGTAATGGCACCTCTTGGGCTACCTCAGCAGCTTTCTACAATGATGCATCTAGCGGTACTACTGCTTACGCTGCTGACACTGTAGCCTCTGGTGACGAGTTCACTGACGCTTTCCTACGCGACATGATCCAGAAGATGGATGACAGTGACGCACCTATGGACGGTCGTTCTCTAGTAATCCCGCCTAGCCTACGTAATGCCATCATGGGTATTGATCGTTATGTGTCTTCTGACTTCGTAAATGGCCAAGGTGTTGTTAATGGCAAGATTGGTGAGTTGTACGGTGTGGATATTTATGTATCTACCAACTGCCCTACTCTAGAATCTGCTGCTGATAACTCTGCTGGCGGTGCTGTCCGAGGTGCTCTATTGTGCCACAAGGACACCATGGTACTTGCAGAGCAGCAAGGTGTACGTTCACAGACTCAGTACAAGCAAGAGTTCTTAGGTACATTGTACACTGCTGACCGTTTGTACGGTACTCAGGTACTACGTCCAGAGACAGGTTTTGTACTGGCTGTTAACGGTTAGTCAATATCATGACTAAAGGGAGTCTTCGGACTCCTTTTTTTTCTTTCTTTTATAAGAACGGTAATAACAAATGGCTATATTTCGCGGTACAGGAGGTTCAGGGGATTCAACTCAGGACTCCACTATAAACGAAGTAACACAACAAGCGGTCAACGCAGCTAGCAGTGCCTCGACAGCCAACCTCGCAGCCACAGAAGCTCAAGCGGCCTTTGACTCATTTGACGGTCGCTATCTTGGCGCGAAGTCTACAGCACCTACGTTAGATAATGATGGTAATGCACTTATTACAGGTGCAATGTACTTCGACGACACATTAAACCGTATGAAGGTTCATGGCCTTGAGCTAAACACAGCTAACGCG